TTATTGCTGCTCATCTGTATCCTCCTCGCTTAGTATCATGGCGATGCCTTCCATCACGAACATTGCACACGGAAGTGCTATGCCGTTGCCCCACATCTTGTATTTGGCTGAGTCGCTCTCCGGGTCTTTCAGCCACTTGCGGATCTGGTTGTCTGTCTTTTCCTTTTTGCTCTCGCCCATGGCTTCCATCTGTGTTCGGAACACCTCTCGCCAGTGATCGATATCTTCCTGCGTTGGTTCTGGTATCCCCAGTTCCTCTGCCCAGTTATCCGGGAAGCCTTGCAGTCTGCAACACTCCAACGGTGTGAGCCTGCGGATGATGTACTCCCAGAGAATGAGGTCGGTGCTATCCTTATAATCCCTGCGCTTCAGACAGGAGGCTTTCTCCGATTCCTCGTATTCCCCGATTGCCTGTTGTGCGAAGCAGGCTACTCCGTGTCTGTCTGCGGCCGTGAGCGTGTTCGCAGGTGCTCCCGGTTCTCCGATGCCGAGTCCATTGGCAGAGCCGTCATTGTTTCTGGTATCTCCGCCGCCCTTGTATCGGGTCGCCTTGTCTGCTATCGGGATTGGATCGAATAAGGTCTGCGTATTGTGTGTACTGAGCGTTGCACTCTTATCTGTCTGCATCAATGCTCCCTTACCTCCTCCCTCGCATCCGCTTCTGATCTGCAATGTGATTGGCTGAGGATGAGTGGCACATTGCCCCCCCCAGTGCCCATGCGACTGGTCAGCGTTGGTACGTTACCGTCCTCTGCTATCGTCACTCTGCTGTCCTGTGGGTGGTTTTCTAATACGATGGGTACATTGTTACCGCCGGTCCCCATCTTCGTTGTGAGCGTGGGCGATACCTCGCTTCTGTCTGCTACTCTGCGCCTGTCGCTGATGTCATAGCACTCGACATCAGCTGCGCCTGTCTTATGAGTGCCTGTCTTAATATCTCCGGCAGTTCTTTGCCACGCTTCTCGGCTCTCCGCAAAATTCCCAGACAAGCCTTCACGGACAAATAGTATTTCCGGTGCGGTGTCTCCTCCAAAATCTGCGACAAGGTAGATACGCTTTCTTCTTTGGGGCACTCCCCAATATTGAGCGTCAAGTGTTCGCCAAGCGACTGAATACCCATCGCCCATGATTGCGCCTTGCCCCCCCCACTTGTTTTTCGGAGGTCTAGGAATTGAAACATTTCCTTCTGAGATTTGGCAGATTTCTTCGAGGACACATCGGAAGTCCTCTCCTTTGTTGCTCGAATATGCTCCGGGCACGTTCTCCCAGACCATGTATCTTGGTCTGATCTGTTTTCCTGTTCTGCCTGCTGCTCTGTCACTTTCTCTCATCTCCTTTATGATCCGTATCTGCTCACGGAACAGATTGCTTCGTGAGCCGTCCAGACCCTCACGCTTTCCGGCTATGCTCATGTCCTGGCATGGAGAGCCGCCTGCAATGATGGTCACTGGCTCTAAGTCTGCGCCGTTTAATTTATTGATGTCTCCGAGGTGTTTCATCTCCGGGAAGTTCTTTGTTGTTACCAGTATCGGGAATGGTTCTATCTCGCTTGCCCATATCGGTCTGATTCCGAATATCGATCCTGCCAGTTCAAAGCCACCGCTCCCAGAGAACAAAGACCCCATTGTTATTTCCTGCTTCATCTGCTCCACCCCAGTTTCTTTCCGCACCAGTGGCAGTGCGTATGATTTCGGGAGGTTCTCTTTCCGCAGGCAGGGCAGCAGTAAAAGTCCATACCTCTCTTGATTACTGGTGCTTCTGTCTCGTATTTTTCGACCATCCGCTTATGCTCATCTGCCATGCTCTGGTAGTCGTACACGATGTCCATCGCCTGTGTGAGTGCCTCCTCTATTCTTTCTGCCATCTCCGCATCTTTCGGATCTCCCTCAGTTATCTTCTGTGAGTATTCCGCCTGTGCGTTCTTAAGAAGTGGGATAATCTCCGTTTCCTTGATATGTATCACTTCTCCGCCTCCTTTGGTTTTGGTGGGTCTACCAGTCCGAATGTCATAAGTGCCATGTTGTATCCTCGCACCTGGTGCGTGAATGGCGACACTTTGACTGGCGGTGGGATGAGCGGCTCTGGCTTCGGGTTCATGCGTTCCCGGTCGACTGCTGCCATTACTTCGTTCAGCTTCTTTCGCTCTGCTTCGATGGACGGTGGCAAGTTTACCAGTCCTGCCAGTCTGTTCAGCAGTTCGATGTCAGCCGGTCCGCTTAGTGTCTGCGTCTGCCTGCTCCACTTCATCTTTCCCCAACTCTTTATGATTGTGAACTGGACATTGTCTGCTTCTCTTATGAGTATCTGTCCGTCCTTCATTGCCATTTTCATTGTTGGTTACTTCCTTCCTGTTAGTCCGTGTTTTCTTCGTATTCGTCTCTGGATATTACTCTTACCTTTTCAACCGGGACGTGGCAGAACTGCGCCATGCCTTCCTTCTGGCTCTCTGCGTATTTCGTGAAATCAGCATTCTGTAATCCGCTGAGTGAAATATCTACAATCGTTGCTGCGTATCCGACTGTGCCTTCTCCACCATATATCTCTGCGTCCTTTACCTCGAAGTAAATTCCGAGCGACATTGTTATATTGTCCATGCTTGCTTCCCCTTCCTGCGACCGTTCATCTATTCTTCCGTGTAGAATGTGTGGTTACCGTGTGTGAATAATTTTTTCAGTGTGGTGTTGTGCCATGTGGTTTCATCCGTGGTTCTCTCGAAGTATGTCGCTCCCTGGCTCTCATCCCAGTGCTCTACCTGCACCATTTCCAGTGCCCGGTAGCAGTCTGCGTCTGGTTCTACCCTGTCGTATCTTCCATTTTCATATGCTGCGAACTGGGTATCCTCCGTGATCACTCCCTCGATGGTATCTGGGAACTTATCGCTCCATACTCGGTTCAGCACTACCAGTATGACCAGTGCCTTACCCTCGGCGTCCTCGCCCTCTGCTTCTGCCATGGCGATTTTCACTAATCTGTAGGAGTCATCTGCATCCCAGTCCAGACTGCCGATTGCTGCGGTCGTTGTCGGTACTGGTGTCTCAGTGCTCTGGAGGATTGCGTTGTAGTAGGATTGTTCCTCTGCCTGCTCTGCCGCCCTGTATGCGTCACGCTCTTTGCACATCTGCTCATATTCTTCCTGCGTCAGCCATGTGTCCGAGCCTTCCATCTGTACCATACCTATGTGGTTTTCCTCTATGTACTCGCTCCAGTCCGGCATCGGTTCGTTTGCCCATGCGATAAACAATCCGACAAACATTCCCGCTCCCACTAATACCGCTACTGCATCCCCTGCTATGCGCTTCAGCTTTCTTTTCAGAATTCGCTTCTGTCTCCTACTGAGTTTCAAATCGTCATGCACCTCCTGCTTACTTCTCGACTGCTTCCAGTCTCTTTTCCTTCCTGTTGTAGAGGATCATCTCTTTCTCATCCTCTGAATGGAGCATATAGTCATCTGGGTTCATCCCCTTCTTGACCAGTATTTCTTTCTGATTCCTTGTCAGTTTCTTTGGTTGTTTCATATGCTCTCTCCTTTATACTTACTTGACTTTTACCAGTACCTCATTATGCTCTCTAGGCTTCTTGGGTCTGGCATGGAACAGGTTCTCCAAGGCTTTGAAGAGTAACTGTTCCGTTCATGCTCCCTGAGTATCCTTTGGGGTAGCTGTACTAGTCGCCTGCAGTGCGGTCTTTTTCATTCCCCGCTACCGAGTGTTAAATCGCACCCACGCATCCATGCTCTCGGTATTCTCTCTCTGCGTGTTTCTCATCTGCCTCCGAACCGTTGTTGTTTTACTTGGGTCTGCGTTCCCTACCCCAATTACGACAGCCATTCATGCAGGCTCATGTCCTGCTGCCGGAGCGATTTACTGCGGCGGCTCGCTCCTACCTATCGTTTTTTATCCTGGTCGATGCTTGCCAGTGTGTTTCTTCGGTATTCAGTTTTTAGGTATGATGCATACGCATCGTTCTGTTTTCTTGGTATCCGTTGCCTGCACCGGGCAGGTGTAGTTGATCTTGCCATTGTCAGTGCTGCTTCGGAGCATTCCGCTTTCGTACAGGTGCTTCCTTGCGTATCTGGCACTCACTCCCTTTGTGCTGCAGAAGTGATTAAACTCTGGAACTCTGATGCGGTATTCTCCGTCCTCCAGTTCCTTACCCTTGGTCAGTTCTGCTACAAAGGCATCTGTGTCAATCAGTGCGGCCTGCTTGTCCAGTGCTCTCCATTCTGCCAGTTCATCAAGTCCGTTGATGTCAACCTGTGCCTTGCTGAACACATCCAGTATCATGGGGATTCTTTCATCCGGGGCCGCTGCCAGTATCTTTGCTATCTGTATGGCGGTCTTGATATCCAGTTCTTCCATTCCACTTGCTCCTCTCTGTTAGATGGAATGCTGTGCGACCTCTGCCTTGTACGGTTCTCCACCTCTGGCGAGTTCACGGTACATGGTAGCCGAGTGGACACCGATTGCCATCGCCATCTCATCTACTGTTTTGCCCTGTGCGTTCAGTGCTTCGATTTTTTTTCTGTCCTCGAATCCGATGCGCTTGTACGCTTTTCTCGGTCGCTTATTGGTTGCCATTGCTCTCCACCTCCTCTGTTTTTAGGCAAAAAAATAAATGCGCCAGAGTGATTATTCACTCTAACGCATTTATCAATTTCTTATAAAAATTAAAAATGCGAAGTGAGTTATATCACTCATTTCGCATTTATCTTATTACTTCACGATTTTTTGACCTTTCCCTGTCATTCAGAGCTTTCTGTGGCAGGGTATTTTTCGTTCTCACAAGCAGTGTCTCGTCAACCGGTATATTCATAAGCCTTCCAAGCCTGTGTGCCACAAGTGCTGCCTGATTATACCCCCGCTTTCTGTAACGCCCGGCATGGAGCGGGACAGGTATTATGACCTGCGGTTTCCAGCTTGCTATTATATGACCCTTTAGTTTATACAACAGCTCTGCATAAAAGCGTGCATACTCCCGCTGTCCGTCATACTTGAATCTGTACATCGACTGCTTGATTTCCCTGGTATATGAAAATGCCGCAACACCTCTTATGAAATAATGTCTCTTTTTGGCACAGTCCTCACATACCTCACGCAACTCATCATCCAACTGTTTACCGCATACCATACAAAATGGTGAAACTATGTACTTAAGCCGTGACAGGCAGTCATCACATGCCATTTCTCCCGGCTCAACGAGCTGTTCACATATCGGACACCTCGGCGGATAAATTGTATCAGACGCATTCTCTAATCCTCTGCGCAAGAGTCGAATAGCGTTTCTGTTCGTTAGCGTTGTCAACCATTCCATAGAATACCTCTTCTGTTCCAACGATACATACACACTTTCTTGCTCTTGTCACAGCCGTATAGAGTATATTACGGTTCATAAGCATCCGTGGTCCGGAGAGAAGCGGTATTACCACAGCCGGGTACTCGCTTCCCTGTGACTTATGAACCGTAACCGCATAGGCAAGCTCAAGCTCATCGAGCTGCTTGAACGGATACTCAACATATCTGTCATCCTCGAACTTAATCGTCACCTTTTCCGTGAAAAAGTTGATATTGTCAATGACACCCATGTCACCATTAAACACCCCCATGCCATGGTCAACCGGTATGCCATTCTTTCCTCTCGTCTCCCACTCAAGCTGATAATTGTTCTTTATCTGCATTACCTTATCGCCCTCGCGAAACAGTGTACTGCCTGTCTCCTTTTCCTGCTTGGAGGAATCTTTTGGATTAAGGTACTCCTGAAGAACCATATTAAGTCTCTCAACCCCAAGAAGCCCTTTTCTTGTAGGAGTCAGCACTTGAATGTCGAATATTTTGGCATCAACATACTTGGGAAGCTTCTGAGCAACAAGCGCTATCATCGCACCTAATACATTGTTCGCATCTTCCCTTTTTATAAATATAAAGTCCTTGCTCGATGGTCCTATCGGGAACCGCTCTCCGTCATTTATCTTATGGGCGTTGACTATTATATCGCTCTCTTTTGCCTGTCTAAATATCTTGGTGAGCTTAACAACCGTAAAGCATTCCGAATCAATGATATCCCTTAATACATTTCCGGGACCAACGGACGGAAGCTGATTGACATCCCCCACAAGAATAAGCCTCGTTCCTGCGGTAACCGCCTTTAAAAGACTGTTCATAAGGAATATATCAACCATGGACATCTCGTCAATTATTATGACATCTGCATCTATGGGATTCTCCTCATTTCTCATAAAGCTTACATTCTTATCATCCTCCGGTGCCCCCGACAGCTCTAACATTCTGTGAATAGTCTGTGCCTCACAGCCTGTAGCCTCCGTCATGCGCTTCGCCGCCCTGCCCGTAGGTGCTGCCAGGCGGATCTCCATGTCCTCACTCTCAAAGTATCTTATGATCGTATTGATGGTTGTGGTCTTTCCCGTTCCCGGTCCTCCGGTCACAATAAGCAGTCCTGAGGATACCGCCTGCATGACTGCATTCCTCTGCATATCATCAAGCTCAATCTTTTCTTCCTTTTCAATGCGGTGTATCCTGTCCAGCGTCTTTTTCTCATCAGCTTTAACTCTTACATCCAGTGCTTTCAGGGCATACGCCACCGCCATTTCCATATAATAATAGGATGCACCATATATTATGCGCCGGTCCTCTCCATCCGCCTCATCCTGTGGTGTATCCTCAAACGAATTATCCGAATTATATGGCAGCTCCTTAACAACAATCTTTTTATCTATCGACAGTTCAACAAGCTGCCTGTCTATATCTTCTATCTGTGCATCAAGCAGGCTTCTGAGCTGCTGTATCAGTTCACCAAACGGAAGATATATATGTCCATTTCCTGCTGCCTGAAGGAGCGTGTACATAATCCCGCTCTTTATTCTAAAGTCCGAATCGGCAGCTATTCCTGCCTTTCTTGCTATCTCGTCGGCAATCTTAAAGCCAACACCGGATATATCATCCGCAAGTCTGTACGGATTCTCCCTCAGTATGGTGTAAACACCTGCTCCATACTGGTTGTAAATCTTCACCGCAAGAGCCATTGAGATTCCATAGTCCTGCAGAAACATCATCGCACTTCTCATGTCTCTCTTTGCTGTGACACTGTCCGATATCTCCGCCGCCATCCTCGGGCTAATTCCCTTAATCTCAGCAAGTCTTTCCGGCTCCTGTTCTATAATCCTAAGCGTATCCGCCTTGAATCTTCTCACGATTCTTGAAGCTAATGCCGCCCCGATTCCCTTTACCGCTCCTGAAGCAAGGTATCTCTCAACCGACTTCTCATCCTCAGGCGGAATGTCCTCACAGGTGTCTACCTTAAGCTGCTGGCCATACACCGCATGCTCCGTGTAATCACCTGTTACCTCGACAAACTCTCCTTCTGTAAGATATGGTATCGTACCCACACATGTAAGATCATCGTCATCATCGACGCTAAGCTCAAACACTGTGTAGCCATTGTCCTCATTGCGGTATACAATTTTATTAACGTAACCCTTAAAACACTCCAT